TGTTTTAATGGTATCATAATAATTCTTTTGCTTTTTGCCATTCATTAATTTGTGCGTCTAACTTACTCATTGTTTTAGGATTTTTCTTTTCTCTATTTTCCCAAGTTCTAACACAAGCTTTCCAGGATTTCATTATCTCTTTACCGATTTGCCAACCTTTACTTTCATAAAAATCAATAAAAGCTTCTGCATCTATATTATTATTTCTTTCCTTACAATAATTTAAAACATCATCTAACTTAGGTTTTTTAAAAAAAGCTTTTTTATTACTATCTGTAAGATTAATATTATTATATACTTTAGTATTAATATTATCTGTACATTTTTTTAAACTAGGGGTGTCTATTAAATTAATGTACCTATGCATTATTTCTTTAGTACCTTGTTTAAATATAACAGTTCTTTTTATATAACCATTATCATCTAGCATTTTAAGCCAATTTTGTACTGAACCTCTGCTTACTTCATAAAGTCTGCAAAAGTATTGAGTAGATGCTGTACACTTTCCATTCATATTACATAAAGCAGTTATTTCTGCATAAAGTAATTTAGCGTTAGGTGTTAGCTTTTTACTATATCTTACTTCAGCAGGTATAATTGCGTAATAGTTAGGTTTAGTCATTATATAATCTTGATTGTAAAGTGATAATCTTTTAATGCAAGTTTAACATTTTCTATTTGATTAGAAAAATCAAAGTAAGAAGTTTTTATAATACAAATTGCTTTGCCACTTTTTACTTCTATTTTTACATCAGAGTTGTCAGATTCAATAACTTTATTTAGTTTTAAATGGCTTTTCATTTGTCGATTACTAATAAATATATCTTTTTTACCATCTATATTTTTATACTCTTTGTAAATTTTTGTAAAAGCTTCTCTATAAACTGCACAGTGTTTAAAGTTTTTATCGTGCTTATTTTGATAGTGATATGTAACAGCTCTATCTCTATTTAAAACTTTAGCAATTATTTTTCTATTAATATTTTCTTCAGTTAAACCAATATAACCTGCAACAGCTCTTGATACTTGTAGCTTTCTTGTTCTATTTTTAAAAGACAAAGAGCCAAGAGATAACCCCATTACTCTAGTAGTGAGATTGCATATAGCTTTAAAGTTAGTTTCTTCAGTCATCTTAAAATGGTAAACCTTCAGATTCTTCTTCTTGTGCTACTTCTTGAATACCATTAGCCCACTTCCAGCCGGTTACGTTTGTGTAGTATTTGCCATTAAATTCTCTACTTTCTACGTTTACAGATACTTCAACACTATCTCCTACGTTAAATCTTTTTACTGAATCAATAGCTTTATCTCCAAATGCTGTAATGCATACTTCTTTTGAATACTCATCTAATTGAGTTATTATAACATCTAGCTTTTGCCATTCATTACCAGCTTTACTTGTTCCACTTTGTAGCTTTAACTTTTTTTTAATTGTTCCTTTAATTTCCATTTTTTTTATTTATTTATTATTACTTAATTTCCAATTTATATACTTAGTTAATGTTTCTCCATCAAAGATTATTTTATCCTTTTCAGGTGCGTAAGGATATTCTTTACCATTACTATGCTTTTTAGTTTTTAATGTTTGAATAGGTAACCTATATAAAAATCTACCAATACCCCAACAAACACAAGCTCTTTTAAAAGCATCAGATGTTTTACCTTTATCTTTTTCTACATTTGATTCAGATCCTGTGTCAGACTTCCAAACCCACTCAGTTAATTTTTGATTCCAAATACCTACTTTACAGAAAAGTTTATTATCTTCTGTATAATATTTACTTTGCCAATTCTCTGCTCCTACTACTTCATCTAATAAGTCTTGACAATCTCTAGCATCTATATATGCTACACAAGTTGTCTTGCCAAATTTAGTAGATTGTACTCTCCACTTATAAGGAAGTTGTTTTTTTAATTTATTAAATTCCATTTCTTAATTAATTTTAGTTATTAGTTCATCTTCATTATTGTAACAATCGTTACAAATAGTTTCATAGTCATAAAAGCAGTCTAGCTCTTCTTGACATTTTTCGCAATAAGGATTTCTTCCATTCCAATCAGTAGGATCTTCATTATTTTGATAAGTTGATTTTATATAGTTTTCGTTATTCATTTTTTTAATTTTAGCAGTAAGAGTAAACGTAAGTTAAATAAATAGAATAAGTAAAAACAGTTAGTAATAAATAAGATAATATATTGTCTTTTTTATTTTCCCAAGATTCAGTTAAATTAATTTCACTATAATTTAATTTAGAATTATACTTATAGAAATTTAATTTTTCTTGTAGGTTTAAAATATGAACTTGATTAGTTCGCTTATTGGTAATTTGATACTTTGACATTATAAATAGTTTTAGTTAATAATGATACAAAAGTAAGAAAAATAAACAATACTCACAAGTTTATTAATAAAGTTATTAACAATACAAGTGTTAAGAAAGGTACTGACTAGATAAAAGTAATATTAAGATAATTAGCAAATAGAAACTAAACAACTGCCAAGTAACATCTTTTTTCATTACAAAGGCATAGGTTCTAGTATAGGCAAACGACCATTGTCTAATATAACCCCAACAGAAATTATAGGTTTTTTTGTAAAATTCTTAGCATAGTTTGCCGCGTAAGAATTTACATCAAATGCAGCTCCTAGTTGCATAGACCAAAGTAGACTATCTTTATTTGCGTGATAAATTATGCTTGTTTCTGTATGTATATGACCTTGACATATTTTAGTATTCCAATTTATAGCTCTATTAATAGCTCCATTTCTTCCTGAACTACCTGTTCCGTGAATATACATAACACCATCTTCTAAAAACTTATCTTTCCATATCCAACCAGGAGTGCCTAAAACATCGTTAAAATCTTTTAACCAAGATTGAGATAAACCTGAAGCGACTAGTTTCCTACTTATTATAGCATCGTGATTGCCAATACAAACAGTTGCTTTTTTCCATTCTTCCCAAAATGGTTTTATCTGATCTATTGCTAACGCAAGTTCATCTCCTGCACTTTTGCCATCAGGAGCTATTTCGTGAAAACTTGAAAATGAGTTGTCTAACAAATCTCCTGTAAAGTGAACGGAATTGCAGTTCCATTTTTTATATATAGCTTTACAATGCTCAAAAAAACCAGGTTCAACAAAAGGTGCGTGTAAATCAGGAATTATTAATTTTCTCCTTTCATCTTTTGCTCTGCTTTCTTTAATAAGTTCTATTTCGTGAGGTTTTAACCTAAAACGATTATTTTTTAGACTTTCCAAAATCTGCAAATGATTGTCCACCTAACATAGCGATTAATGACCACCAAATTTTTGATACTGAATCTTCATCTACATTTAAAGCATTTGCTATTAATGGAATAACAATAGATGCTAAACCTAACCACACCTTTTTTGATGTAAGTAGTTGTGTAATAATGTAATTTTTCATTTATTTATTTTTAATTATTAATTTAATATTTTCTCCTCCCAAATTTACTATCTCTTTCATTAGTAATGACATAGCTATTATAGAATTACTAACAAAGTCTTGTTGACGTTTTTGTCCTACTAGAATACAACCTCTTGAATCTTTAGCTGAATTGCCTATATGAAAAAGGATATAACTTCTGTCTTTAACGTCTTTTACTAACAAGTGCAAATAATCTCTTGAAGCACTTTCTCTAGGATATCTTAAGCGTACTTTATATTCGCCTATTGGAATACTTGATATACTTCTCTTATTTTCTTTATAAGGTAGTTCTAAAGTATCGCAAAACATTTCGTCATTTAAATACAATTTACCTATTATAGATTCTTTAGTAAAAGTATCTCTAATTAATACTAGACTAACGACCTTGTCCTCTGTAAGCGGTTTTAAAGCCCTTACATCCTTTGCTTGCGTTTTTTGAATGTACACCTCTCCTTTTCTTTTTAATGCGTTTAAAAGCGCTTGTAATACTTTTAGAAGCCATTTATTTATTATTTTCAAATTTTATAAATTTATATATTGTGAACGAAATAGCAAGTAATAGTGAAACTAAAGTTAAGTATTCATTAAAGTGAGCTACACTTACTCCTATTGCTGAAAAATTAGCTAATCCTACTTGTACTGTGTCTTTTAGGTCTGTCATTTTTATTTGTCTTTGGCTTACTTTCCAAATAGGACTTAAGCTTTGTTACGTTAATTGTTTTAGGTTTGTAGTGTTTTTTCATTTATGAGTAATCAGATGAGCTTAAAAAATTTCTTAATGTTAATCTTGTTCCTTGTTGTCTAGGTCTTTCTAGGTTCATTCCATTGTAATAAGCATTTCTATCAGGATTGACGTCTGCTCCGCTATTTGTACTGTATTCAGGAAATAAAGTTAAATTATTTGTAACATATTCTATCATTCGTTCAGTATAGTATTGAGCAGTATTAGATACTTCCTCTCTTAAGCTTTGACTTTCTTCTGTACTTAGTGCATTTCCTGTTTCTGACGTCTTAGAATATATATTGCCATTCTCAATCTTAAAACGTAAAAAAGGTACTGCGTGATAAAACGCCCAGTTAGGCAGCATATCTCCTATATAATCGTCTAATAAAGTCTTGTAAGCTGCGTTTGCAGGTAAATTTAAAGTTCCTGCTACAATTAAATCTTTTATTTTTTGAGTTAAATCTGTTCCAAGTTTAGGTTCGACATACAATTTCTGTGCTTGTCTAACATAAGGTAAAAGCAAGTTAGGATCAACATTAAGATTAATCGCTGTTGAATCTTTTAATTTTTCTTCTGATATAAATAGTACGTATGCCATAATTATCTTGGTTCTAAAAATCCGTTATTTTTCATTTTCTTAGGTGGTTTAGCAACTAATACATTATTTTTCTTTGCTGTAAAACCCTCTGATCTTGCTTTTGTATAGCCAATTAAATCAGCATCTTCTATTTTAGTAGTCTTAGAATCTCCTATTGTAGTTTTGTATATCTGACGTAACCAATAATGGTGACAGTTTCCGCCTCCTTTATAAAGCCATATAGAATATGTATTAGCACCTCTAGGTCCCCAACCTGGATTGACAGCTTTCTTACTCATATTAATGATGTCCTCCTTACGATATACCTTTTTTTGACCTATCATTTGTCTGCAGAAATCTCTAGTTTCTCCTTCTTGATTTAAAAAGTTATCTTTTGTATATACATAACGTACCCTAAAATAATCAAAACTTTTTTTAGATATTCCATCTTGTTCAGACTTTCTGCTAGGTATTGCTCTTCCTGTACTTGCTAATTCTATTTTTTCATTAGCTACATCATTTAAAACTTCTTCAAAATCAAAATCTGTATGCTCTCCGTCTGCTTTTTCTTCTTCTACTAATTCCCAATCTTTAGGCATATCTTTTCCAAATTCTTCAATAAAAGATTCTAGCTCTGTTTTATTAGCATTTATAGGTACGCAATTAGGCACTTTTTTTCCGTTTTTTGTTTTTGTTCCTATTGCTTCATATCCGGACTGACAAGGATTAGGTGTTATAAACTCTTCCTTACAATCACATTTTTTTAAATTAGTTATTTGTTCGTGATTTTCACAAGGCATAAAATATTTATTACCATCTAGCGTATGTATATGTGAACCACTACAACCTATTTTTTTAGCTTCAGCTTCGGCTTCTTCTTTAGTGTCATATAAAGGTAATTCAATTTTACCATCTTTATTTTCTGTAACCATACTACCTACTTTACTAAAATTATTTCTATCTTCTACAACCTCTTCATCATCTGATAGACTAGGTAAACCTAGCGATTCTCTAATTTCATCTTGTGTCATCACTTCTCTAATAGTTTCAGAATCAAATTGTACTGTTATAGGTTTTAACTGAACAAACTCAACTTCTAAATCCATATTATTTACCGAAAATATAGTTTGTAAAGTGTTTAAAATGTTTAACTGAAAACCTCTTACTACTGTATTTTGATAAAAGTTAGCAGCGTTTACTAATTCGTCAGTATTTGAGCTAAAGCCATTTGTAGAATCTATTCCTAAAAGTGTCTTAGATGTTACTCTATGAGCTGAACAAATATTTTGAACTAATAGCTCTTGTAGTGCTAAAAATTGTTTATCCTGATCTGATACTGATATAGGAGTTATTTCAGGTGTTCTTGTTTTATCATCACTAAAAGTTAATATAAACTTACCACTATTTTTAGCACCTGTAAATTTTTCTGTAAGACTTTGTTCTATCTGAAAACGTTCCTCTTGCGTTGGTATTCCATTTGCAAACGAAATAAAGTAGCTACCACTAAAACCATTTTCTATATTAGATAAATGAAACTCTGCTACTCTTTGATCTACTAATGCCCAATTACAACCTGCTATATAATCTGGTGTATGGTAGATATCCATATTAGGAGAATAAGAACCTGTGTATAATAACTGACTAGCTGCTGTTCTATCGTTTGAATTAAATGCTGCTATTTTATAAGGTTTATGCGTTCTAACATTACTCCAATCGGCACTAATAAAGTATGTATCTACAATACCTAAAGCGTTAGGTCTTCCTGCTCTTACTCTTTCAACAGGAACGTGAAATATCTCTGCTATTTCTGTTTTTTCTCTATTCCAAATAATGTGTATAGCGTAAGCTCCTTGAAGCTTAAAGTCAAAAGATATTTTTTTAATTACTTGATGTAATGATTCTTTACCATTTGCGTGTCTTAAAAACTTCTTAAGTTTTACATAAGACTCTAAATTAGTATCATCATCTTCAACTTTAATGTCTTCTCCAGCTATCATTTCTGCTGTTGAATTTACGATTGCTGCGTGTGTTGAACTATTGTAGTATAAATCTATTAAGAACTGAGGGTATAGGTTTCTCCAATCTTCAGTGCCGTATTCTATGTAGTCTTTACCTCTAACCTCTGTTACAACAGGAGCTGTTTGTGTTTCTAAATTTATACTTAAGATATTATCTTTCATTTTATTTGTTTTATATTTTTTCTAATTCGTCAGGATCTATGTCAATACCATCTGCATTTTTTTCATATCCTAAAAACGAATGTACGCAATCTGTAGGAAAAACCTCGTTAGTTCCAAAGTCATATTCTTCAGTAGTCATTAAGTCATAGAATACTCCAAGATAATAAACAGGTGGTGTTATTTCGTGTCCATCAGGGTCATACGTTCCTGGTATCTCTATTATTTGACCTATATAGACTATTGCTTGAGTACCATTAATGTAAACGTCTTGTGTAACTCCTTCTTCAGTTACTACTTTATAAGTACCTTTAGATAGTAAGTCAACATCTCCTTGTGCTTTTGTGTCGTATTGTAATTTATATATATTCATATTATGAAGTCAAAGAAGTTAATTGAGCATCTGTTAGTGCTGTCTTATAGACTTGTAGTTGTTTTATTTTGCCGAAAAAATTATTTGCATTTGATAAATCTAATGCTAATCTATTTAATCCTATTGGTGCAGCACCGCTTGTATCAGTTGCTACTTCCACTCCATCAAGCCAAAAAGCAAAATCATTTGCTTTATATTTTATGGCTACTTTGTGAAAATCTAATAAAGAAGATACGCCAGAATTTTTGTCCATACCTCCACCTCCAGCACTTGAAACTATTGCTCTTATGTTATTACTTGATGAATAGTATAAAATAGTAACTCTGTTGCTGCTTGTTCCGTCTGACAAAGACAAATATCTAACAGTACCATCATTTGCTAAAGCAGCAATTTCAGCAAATAAAACCCCCTCTGTACTATTAATCAAACTACCTATACCATCTCTTGTAAATTGATCTTGGTTTCTTGTAACTGTACTTCCTGATGTTGGTATGTAACTGGTTGCGTAAGAACCTGCTTCTACTTGTGTTCCCCATATTTCAAAATTACCACCTGTTAAACCACTTACTTGAATAGGGTAAAAATTAGAATTAACTGTAACTGTACTTGTAAACTCAAACCTTTGCCAATTAGTAGTTGCTGTATAAGTACTACTTGCATTAGCACCATCTGTTGCATTAAAACTTTGCATTTTAAAATCTAAAGTACCACTAGACACTTTTACATAACAACTAAGTGTAAATGTTCCTGCTCCACTTGATATTGATGTAAAAAAGAAACTCCCACTAAATATATTTAAAGTATCTGCATTTTGTGTGCCATCTGGAGAAATTATGGTATTAGAAGTAACAGTTGCTGACCCTGTTTTTGTCCAAGAACTTTGTGTAAAATCCTCACTATAAGTAATTAAGTTAGTCCTCTGTGGCTCTGCTAATATATGCGGACAACCTCCTCCTGTGTAGTCTATACGAGGTACGTTATCTCTTGTAACTTCTTTTACTGATATGTTTGTTATACTATAAGAACTTCCACTGCTTGTGGTGGAGAAAATTCTTAATTCAGAGCCATTTGGAGCAATAGCGTTAAATGTGTAATCTCCATTTGCATAATTATCATAGCCAACTAAATTACTAGCACTGCCATCTCCTATTGCAAAAAAAGCAGTATTAGCACCTGTTAAATCTGCTACTTTTAGTTTTATTTGATAAGTTTTAGTTGCAGTAAAAATAGCAGATGAAGTCCTAATATCTCCATTTGTAGTATCACTAAAAATAACTTTATTTGTTCCTAAACTCCAAGCACCTGATATAGTCCAACCTGTAGCATCTGCAAAATCTCCATTAGTAACTAAATCACTTCCTATAATCTCAGCAAAATTTACTAATCCTGCTTCATCTACTCTTGTAGCAGCAGTTTCTCTAGTAACATCCATATCTGCTGATGTGTATTCTTTTACTGATATGCTATTTACACTACCTACGAACGTTGAATTTGCAGCAATAGTAATTCTGTCGTTTGTAGAAGTTGGACTAAAATATAATGTACTTACTCCTGTTGCATTGATGTCATTACTGTTTGTATTTCCTGCAACTTCTATGTATGTAATAGCCCCTGTACTAACAGTAATATCAATTATCATTTTATATTGTTTGCCTACTTGTAAATCTAAGGTAACTCCTCCAACACCATTTTGTTGTTTAAGTTCCGAATTCCCTGTTTGCGAACCATCTGAACTTGCTTTACCACTACTAATAGTCCAACCTGTACCTTTTGTCCAACTAGCATCAGCAGAAAAATCTCCATTAGTTACGAGTTCAGAACCCTCAACAGGAACAGGAACTACTGCATAAAGTTCTCCTGCCTTATAGCCGTTAGGGGTTACTACAATACTTACATCATCTAATAAACTCATACTATATCATTTAATATTTTTAATTGTGCTTCTAAACAAGCTTTAGCTTCAAATACTCCTCCATCTGCTATAACTCTTGCCTTAAAAACATTAACTTGTTTTTGTATTGGTGTTAATCCTCCTTTGTTAGCAGAAGGCAAAGTCATTCCAAGTGCTAGTTTCATTAGTTTTTATATGCTATTGCTAATCCTGAAGTCAAAGTAATTGCAGTAGTCTGACCGAATAACGTCATCCCAGCAGGTACTGTTGTAAGTAGATTACTAGATCCTGTTGAATTAGTCATTGTTATTGCTGCTATTACACTTTCTTGTACAAAGTATATAGCATAATAGTCTTTACTCGTTTGTGCTGCTGTTGTAAATATTTCGACTCCTCCTAATTGTCCCAATTGTTCACTTAGTAATGCTTGTGTATTTTTAATTCCCATTTTTTAATTTTTTTATTGTCCGTAATATATATAATTTGTTCCACTTGGTTGTTCGTGCTGTGTATATTGTACTTGTTGTGTTCCGTCCTTCTCTGCTACATACATCTTGCCTTTGGTAACTAACCCTTGCACTACTCCTTTAGTGTCAGCAGGAGGGCTTAAAACGTCATTCTCGGTTGCCGGAGCATTGTCTTCATCTATTATAACTGAACCTACCCAACTAACCTCGTAAATTTCGTATTTCCAATATCCAGCAGGTAAAAAATTAATTAAACCAGCATAAACTAAAGGTATTGTATTATAAGTAAAAGTAAACTTAGTAAATCTAGGGTTTATTGTTTCAGTAGCTCCATAAGCATATTGAATAGATTTATCCATATCGTTAGTGAACTTTAGCAAATGCCTTATTTGAGTTGTAGCTACTGAAGTATTGATACGATTGTCTTCAGTTTGTAAATAAGCTTCTAAGTTTGTTTCTGTAATTGCTTGTATCATACTATATAATAGAAAACCTTTGATTTTATTTGCCTTATAAAAAGAAAAGAGTAACAATTAAGCTACTCTTCTCTAAGAAATATATAAAACAGATAAGAAAATTACTCAGATATAATGAATGGAGAAGCTTCATTTGTAAATCCTGTATTGTCAAAAGGGGTTGCAGTAAAGTCTTCTAACATAGCGAAAGGTTTTGGTTCCATTCCGTCAAGTGTTAAAGTGTATCCGTTTCTATCTCCAAATGCTGCTCCTGAATCCATAGTACCTGCATTAAGTTCTAAACCATTTTCCATACCAACTGCAACTATTACGTCGTGTCCATTAGCTAAAGTTTGATTCAGCTGTACAAAGCATCTTAATTTTGTTGCTGCAAGTAATTTTATTTGATTTTGATCCTCTTTGCTTAAACGATTAAGTATAACGCTTAAAGAAGGTGTAAAGAAAACAGTGCCATTTTCTCTTGATCCTACAATAGTATCTGTTAAACTAGCTACACCTAATGGCATAGTATATCTATATATTGCGTTTCCTCCAAAATCTATTGTATCTATTTCTAAAGGGTGTGTAGAGTCGTAAGCAAATGAATCAATTTGATCATATACTGCAAAGTACACGAATTTTATTCCTCCACTAATTCTATTACAATCTAAACCTCTACCTTTTGTTAAAATTCCACAAGCCATTGTTTATTATTTTTTATTTGTTATAAAGATGGAGGGCTTTTACACCCTCCTTCTCCGTTTTGTTATTACGACTGTCTTACGATATCTGCTCCTGTACCTGTTTGTACACCTGCTGAGTATCTTGCAACCATTCTAATATTGTCCGATCCGTCTAAAGTAGCCATATCCATCAAGTTAATTCTTGTAGCATCAGAAAGTAAATCCGTACCAAAAAATAATGTACTCTTTTGAGCTATTACTAATTCATTTTCTAACATTCCATTACAAACTGCAATTTTGTATCCTTCAAACATTGGAACGTAATCTCCGTTCATATTGTAAGCATTTACATATCCTAAAGTAGATACTGCTGAAATGTAGTATTGGTAAGTTCTTTGACTCATAT